ATTCCGGAGCAAACTATGCAACCCGAGGAGACTAAGATCGAAACTGAAGTCACTGAATCCATTCAGGAGGAAGTGCGCAGTCAAGCGGCCTCCGCCGCATCACCCGAACCTGAGGTTCAAATGGAGAACAACACCCCTGATGTGGAGGTGATCCGGTCCAAGGCCGTCGAGGCCGAGCGGAGCCGTATCGCCGCCATCACCGCACTGGGCGAAAAGCACCAGCTGCAAGATCTGGCCCGCGAATTGATCGATGGTGGTCGCACCCTCGATGAAGCGCGTGCTTCTGTCCTCGACAAACTCGGCCAAGCCCCCATGGAACAACCTATTCGCTCTCAAGACATGACTCAGAACGATCTGGGTCTGGACAAGAAAGAGGTGAAGCGCTTCAGCTTCATCAAGGCTCTGAACTACCTGGCCAATCCTGGTGATGCAAGCGCCCGTCGCTCTGCTGAATTTGAGATTGAGGTTGGTAAGGCTGCCGCTTCCAAGTACGAGCGCTCTTCAAACGGCATCGTGGTGCCGAACGAGGTGCTGCGTCGTGATCTGGTGGTGGACATCCCCGCTTCCGGCGGCAACTTGGTGGCTGATGAACTGCTTGCTGGCAGCTTCATTGATCTGCTCCGCAACCGTCTGGCACTGGCCCAGGCTGGCGTCACCATGCTGACGGGCCTGCAGGGGAACATCTCGATCCCCCGTCAGACCAGCGCCGCCACTGCTTACTGGGTGGGTGAGAACGTTGCTCCGACCGAATCGCAGCAAGCGATTGATCAGGTCAACATGACCCCCAAGACTGTGGCCGCTTTTGTGGACTACAGCCGTCGTCTGCTGCTCCAGTCGAGCATCGACGTTGAGGGCATGATCCGTAACGACCTGGCTCGTGTGATCGCTCTGGAAGTTGACCGTGCTGCCATGTACGGCACTGGCTCCACCAACCAGCCTCTGGGTCTGATCAACACCACTGGCATCGGCACTGAGACCCTGACCAACGCTGGCACCTTTGTGCAGCTGATTGCGATGGAGACCGACGTTGCTGTTGCTAACGCTGACGTCGGTTCGCTGCGGTACATCATGAACGCCACCGCTCGTGGCCTCCTGAAGTCCACCAGCAAGGCCGGCACCGAAGCTTCCTTTGTGTGGGAGAACAACGAGGTCAACGGTTATCCGGTGATCGTCTCCAACCAACTGCTGAGCAACGATGCTCTGTTCGGTGACTTCAGCCAGATGGTGATGGGCATGTGGTCCGGTCTGGACCTGATGGTTGATCCCTACGCTGGGGCCACTGCTGGCACCGTGCGCGTGATTGCCCATCAAGACCTCGACGTGGCTGTTAAGCAGCCCGGCGCCTTCTGCTACGGCACCTGATCATCATGAAGGTTGAGATCCTGCGAGGCGTAATGATCAAAGGAGAGCCCGCCGAGGTGGGCTCCATCCTTGATCTGGAGGCAAATGATGCCTTTCTGCTGATCAGCTCCAATAAAGCCGCTGCGGTGGTGGAGGGGCTGTCAGCAGAAACCGCACCTGTTGAGATCGCGCCTGAAGTTGCCACTGAGCTTGAGCCTGTGCTTGAGCCAGTGGAGACCACACTCCAAACTGAAGAGGAGCTTGCTCCTGAAGAAGTTGTGGAGGTCGTGGAAAATGCGTCCATGCGACGTACCCGCAAACCCCGTTCCTCCAAGGAGTAAATCATGGCCATTCTTTCTACTGGTCTGGAAAAACTGTCTCATGTTGCGTTTGCGCCTACCGCAAGCCGCACCAGCGCTCTTAACGGCACTGCCGTTGACATGAAGAACTACGAAGGCGATGTCGTCGTAATTCTTGATGTCGCCAACGGTGGTACTTCCACCCTGAACGTGAAGCTGCAGTCTTCTGACACTGAGTCAGGAGATTACACCGACATCACCACTGTGTTCAGCCGTGGTGGCGTTGAGCAGGCTTCCGGCACTGTTGCCTTCGCTCAGGTGAGCACCACTGCCTCTAAGCAGTTCCTGGTGTTCCCCAAGGGTGTTGCCAAGCGCTGGATCAAGGCTGTGTCCACTGTGGACACCTCGACTCATGTCTATAGCGTCAATGCTGTTGCCGTGCTGAAGTACGCCTGATCTTGAGTGATTGATTGCCCCATCCCACTCGAGTGGGGTGGGGCTTTCCATTGGTAGGCTGTTGGTAGCAAAGAGGATGACATGACGCATGTGCCTTTTGGGTATAACAGCATTTTTGACGTTGCTGACCTTGGCTCGCTGAGTGGAGCTGGTGTCACCACTGCTCAGGCGACAACTGGCGCAACACTGACCTTTCAGGTGACGTTGGCTGATGTGGGAACGAGTGTCGTTATTCGTCTTGAGGGGAGCCTGGATGGCACGAATTATTTCAACCTGAACGCCACGAATACCGATACGACACTTTCAGCGAATGGCACGACCGCCTATTACCTGATGGCACCTGTGTCATTCGTAAGACTGAGGCTGGTGTCTATTACTGGCGGCACGCCAACGGTTAGCTGCAAGGTGGGGACGATGTGACATGGAAGATCTGCTGCGTGGCCGTGGGCTTTTAGGCCCTGGCGCTTTTGACATGATCTACAACTTGACGCTTATAGTCGTCAGCCATTTCCAGCTGGAGAATGGTGACTACTTGTTGATGGAAAGCGGCGATACCATCGCCTGCGAATTCTGATCAGTCTCGCTGCCGCCAGTCCTCAGGTTTGTCTTGCCGAAAGAAGTCTGCGATTTCATCTGGGCTGTTGAAACGACGAATGCCCTTGGCTTCGTCACCAACTCCTCCGATGTCAAGTTGATTGAGGAAGTCATCAAGGCTTCCTTCGTGCATTTCAGGGTTTTGCGCTCGGCGTTGCGCTTGCCGCAGCATTGAGGCTGCAGTGCGATTGACCTCGCCAAGCTTGTTTGCCCAGATGCGATCTTGCAGCTCGACTGGTTGCTGCGCTGCAATGCGGGCACAGATTGCTTCCAGGCGCAGGCGGTACTTGGTTGATAGCATCGCCGCATTACGGATGGCCTAACGATAACGAGGTCGCTACGATGGTTCCATGAACGAAGATCTCGACATATTCTTGGCCGACTTTGGGGTGCCGATCACCTCTGGTGGCGTTAGTGGTATCGGCATCCTGGATATGCCAAGCGACATCATTGCTGATGGAGTGGTCTTGACCACTGATTACAAGGTGACCTGCAAGGCGAGTTTGTTTGGTGACCTGCAGTACGGCACTGGCGTAAACGTTGACGGGTTGGCCTACACCTTGCGAAATGTGGAGTTGTTGGACGATGGGCGGTTTTGTGCATTGATGCTGCAGCGCAGCGCTACGCCATCTCTGGATGCTGTAAGCCCTGCAGTGCTTGACGGCGATGGTGTCGAGACAGAGAGCACCGTTATCCTTGATGGAGGCGGTCCTGCGACCACGTATGTGACCGGAAACATTTTGGATGGCGGCACACCATGAGCGACACGATCACCCGGTTCAAGCTTCGCAATGGCACTGCTGCTGCTTGGACTGCAGCCAACCCGGTGCTTTTGGCGGGTGAGGTTGGTCTGGAGAGCGATACCCGTAAGTTGAAGTTGGGCGACGGTACGACAGCTTGGAACTCACTGCTGTATGTGCAGGGCTATGACGATCCGACGTTCACAACGCTTTCTGTGACAGGCGTGGCAACACTGCCTCACATCCATGGCGCTTTGGCTGGGCCGGTCTACATCCACTGCCGCAATGGCACGGCGAGTACTTTGGCCAAGGGTACGCCGGTTTACATCACGGGAAACGTGGGCAACACGGCGCAGGTGATTGTTGCTGCTGCTGATGCGTCAAACCTGACCAAGATGCCTGCGATTGGCATTTTGGATGCAGCCATCAATGCAGGCGCTGATGGCCACCTTGTCATTTCAGGCGAAATTACGGGTATGGACACCAATGGATACGCCATCAATGCGCCGCTTTATGTGGCCAATGGCGGAGGCTATACCATTACACCGCCGACCAATAAGCAACCAGTAGCCAGGGTCACCCGAGGCAACACGAATACTGGGGCGCTCGTAGTGATGGGCCCAGGTGTTGTCCTGTAGCAATGGATCCGCACACCCGTGAGAACTGGGTCAAGGTCAAGGAAGCTTTAGAGCGTGCAGGTAAAACGGACTGCTACTACTACAAGCGTGCTGTTGCGATACTGACTAAGGGTTGCGACCCAGGTCCGCCGGGATTCATCAATGGCAAGTAAACGAGAGCAAATCCTCGCAGCGATTTACACCGCATTGCAGGGAACAGTAGGCGCTGGTACACGGATCTGGCGTAGTCGTGTTGAAGCAATGGCGAGGGCTGAAACGCCTGCGATCGTGATTGAGCCTGCGACGATCACGTATGAACAGAACACCAGCCTGCCAAAGCTAGATGCGACCATGCGCGTTCGTGTGGTGGTGATCGTGCGTGGCAACGTGCCTGATCAACTTGCTGACCCAACAATTGTGGATATGCACAGCAAGTTAATGGCTGATCTGACATTGGGCGGACTGGCAATTGACATCCAGCCAGCTTTGACGACTTTCAATATGGTTGAGGCTGATCAGCCTGCCGGAGTAATCTCTTGTGAGTACGACGTGCTTTATCGCACGCAAGTCGCGGATCTCACAGCATGACATCACGTCAACGCAAGGAGTACCAAGCACCTCAACCTATTGTTGTAGATGCGTACCAAGGGCAAGGTGGCTCGTACATCCTTGACTCCGAGACCGGCGTTCGCACCTTGGTGCAACGCACACTCCCACCAGGAATGGCGGGGGAACCTGAAATCCAAGAGGTAATTTCCGATGCCACTTCTGACACGCAAACGCCTGATTCTGGCGGAGACGGAGTCCAGCTACGGGGTTGACCCTTCGCCCGATGGCGCTGATGCCATTTTGGTGCGGGATCTGAACATCACTCCTCAGCAGAGTGATGTGGTCAACCGCGATCTGGTGCGACCCTATCTGGGTGCATCCGAGCAACTGCTCGCCAACACTCGCGTTGAATGCACCTTCAGCGTGGAACTGGCTGGCAGTGGCACTGCTGGCACCGCGCCACGCTTTGGCAAGGTGCTCAAGGCATGTGCTTTGGCTGAGACGACTGTTTCGCCTGCTGTGACCGGCACTGCCACTGCTGGTGGCTCCAACAGTATCACCCTGGCTGCTGGCGCTAGCTCCACCAACGACTTTTACAACGGCCAAGTAATTCGCATCACTTCTGGTCTTGGCGTTGGTTCGGTGTTCTTGATCACCGATTACGTTGGCTCGACCAAGGTCGCCACGCTGCGTTCCATTGGCGCTGCAGTGACCCTGAGCAACACCAGCGTTTACAGCATTGACGCTCACGTGGTTTACACCCCGGTGAGTTCCACGTTTGGTTCGGTGACGCTTCACTACAACATTGACGGTGTGCTGCACAAGCTCACTGGTTGCCGTGGCACGTTCTCGATCAACACTGCTGTTGGCGAAATCCCGACCATCGACTTCACGATGACCGGGGTTTACAACGCTCCGACCGACACTGCTGCGCCGAGCGTCACCTACGCCGATCAGGCAACGCCTCGGATCTTCAAGGCTGGTAACAGCGGTGCCTTCACCCTGCTGGATTACAGCGGCTGCCTTCAGTCTGTTTCGATGGACCTGGGCAACAGCACGGTGTATCGGGAGCTGGTGGGCTGCACCAAGGAAGTGCTGATCACTGATCGCGCCACCACTGGCACGGTTGTGATCGAGGCACCGACCATTGCGCAGAAGGACTATTTCACTGCTGCGTTGACTGACGGCACCCTGGGTGAGCTTTCATTCATCCATGGCACCACTGGTGGCAACATCGTGGCGCTGCAGTCCACCCGCGTGGACATCGGTGACCCCAGCTATCAGGATCAAGATGGCATTCACATGCTGTCGCTGCCTTACACGGCAATCCCGAGCACGGCTGGTAATGACGAGTTTAGGCTCGTCTTCGCCTAGGGTGGCTTCAGCGGTAGCGCCATCATGGTGCAACTTACCAAGAAGCGACTGATCCTTTCCAAGGTTGAGGGCGTGTATGGCATTGATTCAGCTCCTACTGGAGCTTTTGATGCCATACACGTTTTTGACTTGGAAATTATTCCGCTGCAAAGCGAAGTAGTTGATCGTGAGACCGTGCGTCCGTATTACGGCGCTTCGGAGCAGTTGCTGGCCAATACTCGTGTCGAAGTATCAATGAGTGTTGAGCTGACAGGCAGCGGCGTAGTCGGAGTGACACCACAATTCAGCTCACTGCTGAAGGCCTGTTCGCTGAGCGAAACAGTGACAAGCGGCCCGGTTGCAGGCACTGCGGCTGGGGGTGGAGTCAATACAATCACGCTTGATGCCAGCGCTAGCTCGGTTGAGCGTGTTTACGTTGGCCGAATTATTCGAGTGACTGGCGGGCTGGGGCAAGGAACACTTGGGCTGATTATTGATTATGTCGGCGCCAGTAAGGTTGCATCAATTCGACCCTTGAACGGCAATACAACTTACGACAGTACAAGTGTTTACAGCATTGATGTTTCCACTATCTACGAACCTATTAGCGACAATCCACAGTCAACAACTATTTATTACAATGTTGATGGAACGCTTCATCGCATTACCGGATGCAGGGGCACCTGTGCCGTGGTTGCGGACTTGGGCTCGATACCGGCCATTGAGTTTGTTTTCAACGGCATTTACAACCCTCCAACGGATACTGCGTTGCCGGCGGTGACATATGCCAATCAGGGGCCACCAAGTATTTTCAAGGCTGGCAACACAGGTGCTTTTGCCCTGCTTGGATTCCGTGGCTGTCTTCGATCAGTCGTCATGGAATTGGGCAACGAACTGATTTTTCGTGATCTGCTCAACTGCCATGAGGAGGTATTCATCACGGGTCGTGACGTGAATGGCAGCGTTGAAATAGAGGCGCCAGTCTTAGCTGGGGTCAGTGGGAAGGATTTTTTCGCTGCAGCGCTGGGCGGCGCAATGGACCTTGT